AATATTTTTTGACAAAGGGAACTCGAATTTTATTTTTTAAAAGTTCAGTGAGGTATGCGAATTTGTCGAAAAATGGGCGAAAACTTATAGACGTAGGCGAGCAACAGTACCCATTGCGTTGCACTTTGTGCAATTTCCGGTCTTAGTTGTTAACGTAGTTGATGCGCAGCTACATAACTTTGTTACTGTGTTGGTAATTGATGTACCAGTTGTAGCTCTCTGAGATGAAAGCACAAAGTCTCCTGTTTGTGACGCAATGTAATCTGTCCAGTTTGATGCCGGACGACGAATGCGATCAGTTCCTACAGTTTTTAGAGTAAGAAAGTTAGGAGAGTAACCTAATTGAGGAAACGTTGTAGGTGCAATATCTTTGTTTGTTGTTAAGACTGCATCTGAACCACTGTACCCATTGTTACGAGCACCACGTAGTCGCTGTATACGTGTCCAGTCAGCTGCGCTGAGACCACATGTTCCCTGTTGGGCATTTCCCATTGATGATCCTCCACCGGAGTTTGATACGGTAGCCATTTGTAAAGAATATACAAATTAGTTGAGTGTAACCTGTAATGGAGAACTTGTTTCCGTATAAAAAAGATATAGATCATACTAAACTTCAAACAACCGAAGAAGGATTATATAGCATAACACGGAAACGTGACGGCGAACGTATACTTTCAATTGTTAAACACAATATCAAAGACTTGACAACAAAAACACTAACGGATGCGACTGCTTGCATTGGAGGAGACACGATTCAATTTGCTATGGCATTTCACCACGTACACAGTATTGAGATAAATGCAGACAACTTCGACTGTTTAGTAAAAAATGTCAACGTATACGGGCTTACTAACATAACATTATATCAAGGCGATTGTACGACTCTTTATAATTGGAATACCGATGTTCTGTATTTAGATCCACCTTGGGGTGGACCTGAATACAAACTGAAATCGAACTTAGATTTGATGATTGGAAGCAAACGTATTGATCTTTGGTTAGACGAGATACTTCTTCGCAAGAATCGTCCATCAAATATAGTTTTGAAGCTTCCTCATAATTATAATTTCAAACGTTTGAACTTTCTTGTAAACATTGAGATGATAAAACCATTTCGTGTTCGTAACTATGTTCTTGTTATATTGACTGTTCATCCAGTTCAAAATAATTGAAAACGGATTTCGTGATTTCTGATACAGTTAAATAGTAAAAATGGACGAGTCTCTCTTCTTTCTAGATAACAGCACTTCAGTACATGATCAGCACGCAATGATTACCAACGCCGACAGACAGCTCCTTAAGATGATTGTTAGCTATACGGTTGGTATGTGTATTGGGCTATTTGCCAGCATGGTATATACCAGCAGTACTAACACTCAGCGAAGAATCGATCAGCTGTATGATGAGAACGAGTCTCTGAAGAGTGCACTTGAAAATGCAGATGAAGACAACGACAGACTGACAGATGAGAATGACAGACTGGTAGATGAGAATGATAAGCTAACAGCCGATGCTAGCGCAAGTGAGCGTCTGATTGTAAGACTACAGGATGAGGTTTGTAAGCTGACCAATAAGGTCAATAAACTAGATCATGAAAACGCAGCTCTAGATTCCGATAACAATGTGTACATTGCTGAAATTTCACAGCTACAGAATGCTATGATGCGAATGCGTCATGCAAATCCACTACTTCGCAAGCGACCGCGTGGAGATGATGAGCTATGAATACACATAAGGTAGCACAAGAAGACCGAGAAGAACAAGTAGAACAAAAATGTCAACTGATCTTACAATTTTTTTGTATTTTATAGGAAGTTTTTCGTAATCATCTCGGTACTGTTGGGGTTTGAATGGCATGGAAAGCCAACCTAATATTGTCGGTTTCAACTGATCATTGCAATCATATATCATGTCGTACCATGCTAACAATACATATGCTGCTGTCGCGAGAAGAAACGCTACAACAACACGATGTGAGTACGCAACCGGATGAGGCATCCAGTAAACAAAAAGTACAAACGCTGAAAAAACTAAACATTTAGGATTCAGTGCAAGCGGCGTACCAAATAGTCCACCACCCATTACTTATTGTTGTCATTTTGTTTGTTACATGTGCAAATACCATCGTCGTTATTACACCCACCTCGCAGTTTAAGAACCAGATATACTGTTGAGAAATTCTCAAGTTTGTAGTCTGTTAGTGTCTTATCGTCATCAATCATTGGGTTACCCGCGAAGACGAGAAGTTGTTGATCAGTAGAAACATTGTGTAACGATTGGATCTTCTGCTTCAGTTCAGTAAGTGTATCGCGAGGATTAACCTTAACCAGTGCCTTCTCATTCTGTCGAAGCTGGATAAAGATCTCCATTTTTCTTTTGGTTATAAAACTGTCACGAAATATCCGTTTTACGGATTTGTATAGATTATATAGGTTAACGAATAGCCTCCTATTAATGCAAGAAGTGTCAATGTTTGTTTATTAAAACTATTCAAATAATTCATTAACAAAATAGTGGATGATATGATAACACTATCTGCAATTAAAATGCCATATGAACTTTCACTTGCGTATTTCTTAAACACATCAATCATTGTGTTGTGACCTGTAGGGATCATATTCAGAACAACTGAACCAAAAAATAAATCATGAAGAACCTGAACACCAACCGCAGCAACAAATAGGTTTGTCTTAGGAAATAACATAGTAGCCAATACGATACCAATCATTACGGACAATATGTCGGAGAGTACAGCTACAATTTGAAATTGAGTGTACCATTCTTTGATCGCTGATCCTGTAAATATATACTTTGACACCGTAATGGTTAAAAATTCAATCCATATCGCTGCTGTAGCAAGAGAGAGTAGATCCATTATATCTTATCCACCTTTTCTCCTACGACAACTGGGTTATCTTTCGCCAATCGTGCTTGATGTTCAAGTTTGAAATCAAATGTACAATTGTGTAGCTCAGGTACTCTGCATTTAATACAAAATAATCCTTTGCAAGGACATGAGTATTCAAATATGATTTTCTTCTTACACATCGCACATCTCATTTTGGATTGCGAACTCGTACTTTGCTGACTGTTCCCAATCATTGTCTTCTTGGATAATCTTCTTTTTCAGTTCCTCGAATTCATTTTCAAGGTTTTCAATTTCCTTACGAAGAGGAATCAACTTCGGATCCTCTGCTGCGACTGCCATTCTCTTAGATGGCGCAACATATGTCTTCATAGACAACTTCGTGCACTGGTCAGTAAACTCTTCTTTCTTTTTCTGAAGTTTGGTATATACTCGATCACATAGACCATCTGCATAAGACAGAGGTCTCTCAAGTTCATGAGTATTTTTATATTCATTCCATAGCCTATCTACAGTAGCCATCATTTGCTTCTTAGCGTTGATGTCTGCAATATACATATCATAATCGGTCAAATCGCGAATTCTCAGTTTACTATTCTTTGCAATTTTGTCAACTTTTAGACTGTCGTATTCGGCAACAATAGACTGTACACATTCTGGGTACATTTCTCTGTTCTTACTGACATACGCATATTCATCTTCGTACATGTGATCAAGGTATAGACGAATTTTATCGTCGTCGATAACCCAGTTGTCTTCCATATACCAATCGTTAGGAACAGGAGTAATGATCATTCTATATTTACTCTTATTTCATATGAAAGACTGCAATCCATTTTTATCAAATTACATTTATAAGGGGATGCTGTCGCATACAGAATTACAAGAAACAAGAGCACAGAGCTTACCTTCAGCTAACTTAGATGCGCTGAAGTCTATGCGAGATGAAGCATGTCACAGCTCGTTACAGGCGGATTTTAAATTGCAAACACACCAGCGCTTTTTACGACGTGTTCTGAGTCCTGATTCTCCTGTTCGGAATTTACTCATGGTTCACGGAACAGGAACAGGTAAGACATGCACTGCAATTCAAATAGCAGAAGAGTTTATTCTACGTCCTGAGTTTCAGGAAAAACGTGTACTTATTATGGCGAATCCATCTATACAAGATAGTTTCAAAAGTCAAATATTCGATGTATCGAAGGCATCTGTAGATACGGAAGGATTGATCTCATCCAAACAATGTACCGGAAAGAGATATTTGGAAATGATTCAGCGTGCTCAGCGTGAACCGTTGAAGCTCACCGATAAAGCTGTTCAAAACCGTGTCATGGAAATAGCATCACGTCTTATCAATGAGTTTTATGAATTTCAAGGATATGAATCGTTTTCAAATTTGATTCTAGATAAGACGGAACATGAACTAGATGCATACATTCATAAAACATTTGATAATCGTCTAATCATTATTGACGAAGCACACAACATTCGTCAGAAGGAAGAAGGTGGTAAACCAAAACTTGTTGCTTCGGCTCTTGAAAAGGTTATCAAAGTGGCAACTGGTGTTACTCTTATATTGCTAACAGCTACGCCTATGTACGATACATACGATGAAGTTTTATTTTACTTTAATCTGTTCTTATGGAATGATCGCAGAGTCGATTCAAACCGTGTTCTGAAGCCGTCTGATTATTTCAAAGATGATCAAGTTAAGTCGGATAAAGAGGCAGAGTTTCGTAGTTGGTGTCAAGATTATGTTTCTTTCATTCGCGGTGAAAATCCGTTTACATTTCCGTTCAGATTGCCTCCTCCTGATGAACTAGTTGCAAAGACAGATCGTAAAACAGATATAGCGGGAGTTGCTATCAAGAAACATCGTAAATTTTTAACATTAACTGAATCTATTCTGTCTCCGAATCAAGCAAAGGTGTTACAAGGTGTAAAGGATAAGAAGTCATCTATTATTGATTCTCGTGTAATTTGCGTATATCCTCAAAATAAATCCTTTTCCGAATCGTTTAGCATATCGGAAGGTAAATATGTCTACCGAAATGATAACTTTCTTGCTCCGTCAAAGATTCAAGACTACAGTTCAAAGTTTGCTCTAATTACAAAAATCCTAGAAAAATCAGAAGGCATAGCGTTTGTGTACTCAAACTTAGTTGAAGATGGTGCTAATTTATTCTCAATGTGTTTAGAAGAACATGGATATGTCTCTGCGTTAGGTAACGATTTATTGAAAGAGACATCTGGTGAAATCGCACGAGGGTCTCGTGGTCGTTATCTGCTGTTTACTTCTGACGTTAGTAATTCGGATATTCGCAAAGCGATTACTCGACTGAAAAATCCAAACAATCGTGACGGTTCGGATATTCGTGTTATCGTTTCATCTCCCAAAATTTCCGAGGGAGTTGATTTCCGATACATTCGTCAAATTCATATTCTTGATCCGTGGTTCAACATGAGCCGTATTGAACAAGTTGTTGGACGAGGTATGAGAACATGTTCTCATTCACTTTTGCCGTTTGAAAAACAGAATTGTACTGTATATTTTCACGTATGTCGCTATGCAGATTTGGATCGTGAAACATATGACGAATACATATATCGTGTGTTTGTGGAAGAGAAAGGCGAGAAAATTGCAAAGGTCAAACAGATCATGATGGAATCTGCAATGGACTGTTCATTAAACGAAGCAACAAATAGTTTACCAAAGGATTGGAGACAAGATTTAAAGATACCTCAAATTCGTTCACAGGATCAAGCGAAGCTCCATTTGAATTTAACTCAAATGTCTGCTCCAACATTTGAAATAGAAGCAAAGGCATTGGCATGTAGTACCGTTGCTCAAGATCCAGATCCCCAGCATGTAAGACCTCTTTCTGCTATCTTGGACGTTCGAGAGGAAATATTTGATAAGCTAGCGACTTTGTTTGAAAAGAAATCAATTTGGGCTAAAGATGATGTGTTTGGTCATTCACTCATGAAGCAGTATGATCCGAGTGTTCTGTCCTATACAATTCAAACTGCTATTTCAAATTCGGTAAAGTTTCATGATAAACTTGGTCGCACAGCTGTGCTTGAATCAAAGGGAGATATGTTAGCCCTCTCAGTGAATGATTCACGAACAATGTTAGACCGAATTTTGAAAGCAGAAGTTCCCGTTTTTACTCCACTTGAAAAACATGTTCGTATCACAAGTACCGAAGTTGAAACAAATTTGATAGAGAAGAAACGAAAGGCATACGGATTTCCTACATATATCGAGAAAGAGTTCTCAGATGATGTGCTCAATTGGTATATCATTGATCACGCACTTTCGGAAGATGAACGTTTATCGTACATGATAAATTTGGACTGGGCAATTCCTCCGATATATGCAGAACCTTTGAAGATTACTGTAGAAGATGGTAAGAAACTCTATGTCTTAGGATTAAATAAAATTTTTAACGAGCACAAAGAACTAACAACACCAATTGGAATCGAAAAGCAAGAATACGACAAATGGGTTGATGCTCTTAAAAAGAAGTTTGTTGATAACAAGTCTAGTTTCTTTGCTACAATGAAAGATGGCAAGATATTGTTTAACATCGACGAATCATCAGATGACCTAAAAGTTGTTCAACGTTCAAAAGGAATTGGCGGACGTGCATGCACAAGTTATAAGGAAGGTATCTTAAATGAATTTGCAAATTGGTTAGGTGTTCCGTTTACAGATGTTATAAAGGGAAAGAAAGATAGGTGTATGTTTTTAGATCTTCTCATACGCAAATCAGTTATAGATAAGAAAGCCGATCTGATCTGGTTAACTCCTGAAGAATGGGAAGTATTGAATGATGAGAAGAAACACGTTAAGGGCCTCATAAAAAACAGATAACTTATTTTTCAGTCAATGAACAACATGGATCCACTGTTTGAACGCCGCGAACTTGTTAAGAATATTCACATTCACTCAAAATTTCTCCAGCGTAATATTCATTCATCAATTCTTGCCCAAGTCAAGATGATGTATGAAGGTCGTTGTTCATCGGAAGGTTTTGTTCAGCGTAATAGTGTAACAGTTGTCAAATATTCGCTTGGCCGAGCAAACTATATTAAAGGCGGTATTGATTACAACGTAACATTTCAGGCAGATATTTGTATGCCTCACGTAGGACAACGATTTCGTGCTCCCGTGAAACTACGTAGCAAGATTGGTATTCATGCAGAGACACCGCCTATCAAGATTCTCATTCCTCGTGATTTGCATTTTGAAAATGAAGAGTTCGACAATGTCAAGGTCGATGAGGAGATTGAATTTGAAGTAATTGGTTCTCAGTTTAAGCAGCAAGATGATACAATCATTGTAGTTGGAAAACTACTTTCTAAGGTTGCTCCGAATGTTGAAATGCCACTTGTGTCGCCTACAAAAATTGAAGAGGAAGAAGAGAACCCCAAGTCATCTATGGGTGTTGAAGAAGATGGCGAGAAGAAGGTTGTGTTTAATCCCGCAGCTACACCTGCAAAGACAGGTACTCGTAGAAAACTGAAGAAACCTGATGAAGCGTCTAGTACAAATGAGCTTCTCGCGCTCTAAGAAGGAATTCCTCAAAGATGCAATCGATAAACTAGAAGCAAATGAACATGCTCAAATTTTTTCTATCGTTAGACGTTATACGGAAACGTTTACTCGAACGCAGAATGAAGTTCTCGTCTCAACCAATAATCTGAATGACGATTGTTTGCGAGAGATTGAATCGTATATTCATTTTTGTGTCGATCAGAAGAAGCGCATGGAAGACGATACAAAGACTCGTAAAGGGTATGAGCGCATGGTACAGAACAGTTAATACATTAAAAATGGACGATCTTTCATCTAAGTAAAATATAACTAAATGGAGGATATAATTTCTCCCCAAGTCATTGAAGGACTTGTGTCGTTCATTGCAATTTCTAAACAAGACCCAAAAGCAGAGGTTGAATGCAAACTGCTTTCGGATCGTATTCAAACCAAAGATGTAGCCGACCGTATCCTCAAGGCGATTGATGGACTTTGTTCGGGACAACCGACTGAAGAAAATCGTCTTACGCTATCTTATGGAGAGACTCGTGTCAATATCATGACGCCGCAGCTTATTCATAAAGTTTGTGTAACAAATTCATTTCGTGAAATACCTCTAACTGTAGAGAAGAAGACACGGTACTATGATATGAATGTTGGAAAACAGGATACAATTGATGCCCCTGAAGCAAACGTTCGTTTCACACTTCGTTCAGAGACTCCTCTTCGCAAGGATTGGGATGGAAGTCCGTCTGATGTGAATGCATTTATTCGCGTCATTCATCGCAAGTCATTTGTAACAACTGACAAGCTATTTCGATTTGATTTCTCAATGGTCAAGTTTCGTCCCAAGAACTCGAACAAGACTGTTCGTGATATTCTGAAACAGCACCATCTTTACGAACTTGAAATCGAGTTTATTGGTAAGAAGAGTAAACTTGAACCGGATCGCATTGCTGCTGAACTAATCAAGAATGTGGGTGTAATCCTACAGGCATATCATCAGACAGAATTTCTACTTTCGAACTCAGACATTGAGCGATACAAACAGGAGTTCCGTCTATCAAACAATGCGTTCTATGATCTGGTAACTTTGCTACGTCGTCACATCAATCTTGACAGCCCTAACAATATCTCAAAGGATTACACAGTAACAAACAAGGCCGATGGTGAGCGGTCAGGTCTATATGTTGCTCGCGATCGCAAAGTTTTGAAAATCAACAAAGAAGACCGAATTGTATGGACTGGTTTAACAGCTGCAAATGATAATCATGTAGGTGATTTTATTGACGGCGAGTATATCCCCGATAAAGATCTGTTCTGTATATTTGATGTCTATCGTTTTCGCAACCGCGACACGAAATCGTTACCTCTCATGAAGACTGATGAGGAAACTGCAAAAAATCCTTTGTCCTCTCGTCTTGGATGCGCTCACATGTTTGTGAATGATCTTCAAACTGAATTCATCATGAAACCTTCAACTCATCCTCTTCGTATCGAAACTAAGCTATTTCTAGCAGGTGATGGTCCTGCTATGGAGGAGGCTATTCAGAAAATGTTGACTACTAAGTTTGAGTATGAAATCGACGGTCTGATCTTTACGCCTCGCTCTAGCGGTGTTGCTCCTCCAGCAGATCGTAGTGGTCGCAAGTGGACAACTGTTTATAAGTGGAAACCTGCATCGCAGAACAGTATTGACTTTCTTCTAAAGATTATACCTGGTGAAATTGTTGATACGGTTAGCAAAGAAATCGTAAAACAAGGAGAGCTATTTGTTGGACGTGGATCTCGTGATATGTTCATCTATCCGCGTGAAACTATGAATGGCGAATACGTTCGTCGTCAGCTTCCCGAGGAACTTGACAAACTTGCAGATACAAATACATACATTCCGTCATTCTTTCAGCCCGACAGTCCTCGTGATCCGGATGCATACAAGATTCTGCTTCCTCTCAATGGAAAGGGAGTTCCTGTAGATGTTCACGGTAACAAAATCGAGGACAATACCATCATTGAATGTGCATATAACATGGATACAAACCAATGGATCATTATGCGCACACGCTATGATAAGACATACTTGTATCGTGTCAAACGTGAACTGCAGTATGGCAACGATTTCAACACGGCAAATAGCGTATGGACATCCATGCACGTACCGATTACTGAGCGAATGATTTCAAACTTTGTATCTAGTCCAACGGATACTGCATTTGAAGATGATGCATACTATCGTGATGATCTAAAGCGAGATTCTCGTGTATTCAAGGATGTGTACACGTTTCACAACAAAATCAAAGATAATCTTTACAAATCAAATATTCATAAAAATGATACACTACTTGAACTAGCATGTGGACGAGGTGGAGACATGCATAAAATCAAAAGCTCTCACCCTTCTAAAGTTGTAGGCTTAGACTTCTCTTTGCTAAATATCACTGCTCCGTCAAATGGTGCAGCCGTTCGTTACCTAAAGGATAAAACTGCAAATCCGCATGGATTTATTCCTCCGGTTCTATATGTTGTTGGCGACATGACATCATTTCCTCTATTTGAGCAGGATGACAAGTACATGCCAATTCTACTTGGACACGAAAAGGGAACTACCGAATATCTATCTCAGTTTGAAGGGCTAAATGTGTTTGACCAAGTATCTTGTCAGTTTGCTATGCACTACGCATGTGAATCTGAAGTAATCTTTCGCAATTTCGCAAAAAACATTCAGGCACATTGTTCGGACACGTTCTTCGGAACATGTTCAGACGGAAAGGCAATCTATTCTTTGCTACTCGGCAAGAAGACTCAATACTTTGGAAAGACACGTCAAATTGCAGGAGAGTATACCAAAGAGTATCAAGACAGAGAGAAATGGAGCGAAGAGTTTGGAATGCCAGTGAAGGTATTTCTAGAATCGTTTGATAAGCCTGCTGTTGAATATCTAGTTCCATTCGATAAAGTTGTTGAAATTATGAAGGAACACGACTTTGATCTTGTAGAAACCAAAATGTTCAGTGAACTTTATTCTGATCAGACACAGCTAACACTTACGAAGGAACAGCAATTGTTCTCGTTTCTGAATCGTACGTTCGTATTCAAGCGTGTAAAGAAGATGGAAGAAAAGAAAGAGCCTGTAGTCGTGGAACCTAAGGTTGAAGAGGAAGAGCCTGTGGAAGGCGATGTAGTCAAAGATGACAAGCAAATTAAAATAGAAGAGACTAAACCGAAAAAGACTCGTAAGCTACGTAAGGAACCAGAACCGGAAGAGGAACCCGTTCTCTTCTTTGGTGCCGATGAAAGCAAAGGTGAACATCGTGCACTCAGTAACATGGCAGAATATCCGATTGAAATCGATGGCGTAAAGTTTCCAACTGTGGAGCACTATTTCCAGGCCATGAAGGCTAAGATGTTTGCAGATGAAGAAATGTATGAAAAGATTTTGAAAGCAAAAACACCTACAGCTGCCAAAGCTCTAGGAAAGAAAGTAAAAGATCTAGTTCCCGAAAAGTGGGATGCTGAGAAGGATATGGTCATGGAGAAGGGTGTTCGTGCCAAATTTGTCCAGCATCCAGAACTGCGTAAACAGTTACTAGAAACAGGAGGTAAAATGATTGGCGAAGCAAATGCTCGTGATGGATATTGGGGTATTGGATCTGGCCACGAATCAGACAAGTCGCGCAAACCTTCAAAGTGGCGTGGACAGAATAAGTTGGGTAAGATTATGATGAAACTACGCGAAGTCTTTAAGACCGAAAGTTCTTAAGTATGTGTCTTTGTAATTTTAGCCGCAATTGCGGGAGCAGATGCAACTGCAGTTTTCACCGCAGTAATTACTGAAAATCCAGGGCTGGCTTTTGCCGTTGTAATCGCTGTTTTTACAGTTGCCGGTTTTGAGGCAGCTGTATTGGTTGTGGCGATGGACTTTACGACACTTGTAAATCTCGAAGATGCACCAAAGCTACCCTCTTTAGATTTATCAATTGCAGCAGGCGGACGAGAGACTGAATACGGCATTCTTATTTACTATCATCTTTTTTATCAAACTGCTTGTAATAATCTGCATAGGACATGGGAGGAGGGCTTGCAGGTGTAGGAAGATTACTCACAACAGGTGCAACATAGCGATCAAATAGTTTCTGACCGATGATCTTGGAAGCCTCCTCATCCGTCATTTCCTTCTTCTCAACTTTCTGACGTAGTTTGAGCATTTCAAAAAAGGTACCATCGAGTTTACCTTCATAATGCATTTCAAATATAGTTGGAAACTCGTCGTGTAAGATTTGGTTTTCTTCAACAAGTTTTTTGCGGTATTCTGTGGCATTTGACGTTTTTAGGGCCTTATGTTTGCGTATACTGGTATCCATGTCACGCACAAGAGCTTGAATTTGTAAAGAACTACGCCCTGACATTTATCTTATTTCTCTTTTATACATTAAGATGGCTACTTTGCCGAATGGGCAAATTAATCCAGGTATGCCGGCTCTTCATCCCGGATTTGTACAAAATGTAGATGGTGGTGTATTGCACGCTGCAACTGTAAAGACGTTAGCTGCAAATGCCGCAAATGTACAGGCAGTTAAAAATTTGGGAGGTGGACAAAAAGGTGGACGCAGAACACGCAGACGACGTTTTCGCGGAGGTGGTAATAATGTTGTTCCTCTAGAAATTCCTACTGCGAATAGCATTCCTGGCGTTGATGCTACAAAAAACCAAACAGCAGGAGTTGATGCTCTCAATCATTTACGAGTCGGTGCTATGTACGATAAGCTTGCTCATGCGGCACCCTATAAGGTTGGTGGAATGCGGCTTCGGGCCGACAGTGAGCAATTAGCTGGGAGACGAAAACATAGACGTAAAACAAAGAAGCATGGACGCCGTCATTCAAGGCATCATAGGGGGAGCCGCCGCAAGTCTTCTCATCGTAATGGGAGGAGCAATCGCACTTTATAGTGGTACATGGCAAAGTATGACAGTAGGTGTAAGCTTGTTTATCTGGCTATCCTTAATAAGCGCTCTAAATATTGGTCTTCTATATCATACATATACTATTTCAACAGCACTTGCGGCAGCACCTTCTCAAACAGAGAAAGGAGTTGCTGTATAAAGAGCCCGCATTCGGAATGTGTAGTAATGCCTGTCAGAATAATTTTTCCAGTACGAAAGACTTTAGCAGTCCACTTTTGTGGACCAATGTGTACCTTGACACCAGGGTATACATCGGGATCATAATGACATGTTACATTTTCATATTTACCATTGCGAATAGCAATATAAAATGCTTCGCGAGCAATTGTATGGTTTGATGTCAGCTTAGTTGTATAATTCATCAATACAACTCGACGAGTGAGTATCTCGTACTTTTCGGGGATATCTTTCATTGCAGACTGACAGTGTGTCCACAGAACATTTAGAAGAATACGCATACAATCTTGGTCATATTTGTCATCTAGAACACCAGTCAAATGAAAGACGCCGTTTTGAAAGATTTTCACTGTAATTTCTTTTTTTACAAGTTCACCATTGCCGTCATTCATCATAACAAGTGTGATCGAGTTATGACCAAATCCTGTATTCTTTGTAGTCGTTTCTACAACCTTAGCTCTGTGTTTGATTTTATCACGTTTGCTTTCACCTCGTTTTGCTAGACCACGCTTCTCAATCTTAATAATTTGATCATTTATCGGAAGACTTTCTAGAAGCTTTGTTGTGTCCATTTTTAGGTTTGTCGTGTACAACACTACCATCGTTGATAGAGACGGCGAGTCCATTTGAGTTTTCTGTGTAAATTGTTTCCACATCTGTTTTCCATGAGTAAGGTAAGCTCTCTGGAAAAAAACTTACAACTGCAACTGGAAATTTTCGGAACAGTTTTCTAAGTTTAGTCTGATCTGACGGGCTTAGCATCCAACCTGGTTCTAGGTAGCCCAAATACACAGCACAATTCGAATGATGTGAAACGATAGACTCCGATTCATTTGCAAGATCGTTACTGTTTATCTTAGACAAATCTAAAAACCTATGTGCTTCGTGAGATGTTTTAAACAGTTCACGAAACTCGGCTATTTTATCTAAATTTGTCAAGACCCACAACATTGTATACATTCATTCTAAATTCGTAAATTACATTGTTCCGGGATAATGCATAGGATCGTTAATTTTCACGTGAGCAGCCGTTCCAGCAGGAATCTGAAACGGTGTTTTAGGATACTGTTTGTGACCAATCATAGGATTGCCATGGTGAGCCCCAACAAACGGAGGACGACGAGGGGTAAAGTTGCCTACCTTACGAGCATCAGAAGGTGAAGGTGCCACAAGAACCGGTTGAGCAGACTTGGCAGGACGAGGAGCCCAACGTGTATTGTGGGGCATATCTGCAGGCGGAGTATGGTTAGCCCCAACACAGAATGCACATGTAACTCCGGTACCTGCCGGATTGCCACCACATGCAGTGCATTTGGTAGAACGCTGGTACGTCGTTGTATTCTGCGGTAAATTGTAATTCTTTACCTGACTGATTGTATTATCAACAAAAATAGAAGGACCAGGATATGTCGTAGAGTTGGTCGCATGCTGTTCACCTTGCAGCTGGTGGCATGAAACTATACCCTTCGTAAACGAACTTGCATTCAAAGGAGCAACCGGTGGAGCAATTGCTACACAGCCACTTAAACTACCGGCATTATTTGAATTCAAAACATAACGAACGGGCTTCGGAACAAGTGCTTGGTTCGCAAGTGCCTGGCTGCCCCGAAATGCAGTGTACGCGCTACCATCGGGCACACGACCACCAGAATCCTTCTTGTAGCTCGCAACAGCATGAACAAACTGACCTGCAGTTCCACCACTGTCGGGGTCACTTACATTTGTTACTGATCCATATCTCTTACCATCTGAAGAAAAATCAGAACTTGCGGCGAGACGTACACGTGATGTAAACGAAGATGCATCTAGCTTCAGCCGCGTGTCAACAACAACAGGTGCAGCTGCAGCCTTTCGTCTTAAATACTCCGTGTAGGACATTTGTGTTGTGGCTGGATTTTATTAGTTATAGAAGATCGACGTGAGAAAGAAAGTGACGACGACAGCACATACGTTTTACTCCAAGATCATCCAAAGCCTTACCCTCCGCGGTTTTAACAGTTGTAGCTGTCAAATATTCTATTTCACCTGTTTCGGATTTACCTTCTTGCTTTCGGTACTCTTTTACCTTTTTAAGGTACGTTTGATACTTGCCCGCGATTGGATTACGGCAACTGAAGCAAAGAATCGGAATAATCATTTTACTCTTTTTGCTCTCTTTGTTTTCCAATTCGTTTTCTATGTAAAAAGGATAAGAATGACGCCCGACTTCGGATTGGCACTTGTGAGTTCGACGTTTTTAGCTCTGTTTGTAATGTTTCCGGCACTTGCTGAACCCTTTTTTGACTTCTATCTAACGATTGGTCGCGAGGTCACAACACTTGCGCTGCTATCTCTTGTAGCATTTGCATACTACAGTGGTTACCTATATACAACACTTGCTACTTCATTGCTCGTGGTATATCTTTTGTACCAGACATGGGTAGTCTATCGTAGTTCCGATAAACGACGTCTAAACCAAGAAGTATCAAAGGATAATGCCCGGTTTGATCCGTTAACGAGCATTGATTTGCAGTTTGCTAATGGAACTGCTGTTCACGACAGTCCAAACATGTTAGCGAAAGATAAAGATCATTCACCTCTTATTGTATTCCCGCCGACAAAGGAGGCCCAGCATCAGCTAAATGGTTAAATTACCACATTATAGAGAGTTCAGTTGTTGACCAATACTCTGCTTGACCGTTCGGAATACGACGGTGAATAATAAAGGGCAGTTTCTTTTCACTAATTTCTTTTTTTGCTACAAGTTCCAGAAACAGAGGACTTGATGTGACCATACCATCAATTGATACAAGTGGAGCGGCACCTCCAGAGAGTTGCTGAATACGAGTTCCAAGAAGAGCAACGTATTCGTACTTTGTATAGTACGGATCAGTTACGCGATTATTTTTTAGAGCTTCCACAACTTCATCTCGAGATACAGCTTGTACTTCAGGATGCAGAATACGTGATTGAATACGAAGTTCTTCCATTATTGTAGTCTTTTCTTTTTTGTTCATGAGAAAATACGTTTTGAAGCAAGCGGAAGGGTTATAACAATGGCATCTGTTGAACTTCTTCATGTAATGGGTGACGATCTGATGGTTGTAAATGCAGCTCGCGTATCCTTTGCAAAGGAATCGGTTGAATTCAAAGAACAGGACTCTAAACTGATCAACTATCTTGCAAAGCATCAACACATTAGTCCTTTTTTCCATCCTCAGGCACAATTTCGTATCAAAATGCCCATCTTTGTAGCTCGTGAATGGTATCGTCATCAAATTGGATTCGCTCGTAATGAAGTGAGTCGTCGTTACGTCGATACTCCTCCTGAGTGTTGGGTTCCCGATCCTACTGATCTACGTCAGCGTGATCCTAAAATTAAACAGGGTAGCAGAGAGACTGCAGTGGAGAATTCCGACTTTCTTCACGGAGCGATTTCCTATCAAATTCGTGAAAGTATTGCCCTCTATGAACAGCTTCTCGATCAAGAAGTTGCTCCTGAAATTGCTCGTACTGTGCTACCACAGTCTATGTATACTGAGTTTATTGAGACAGGTAGTCTTGCAGCATATGCTCGTCTTTACAAGCTGAGAACATCTCCGGATGCTCAGCGTGAAATTCAGAAATATGCAAGAATGATTGGAGATGAATTGAGTAAAAAGTTTCCTGTTTCATGGGCTGCACTTACGGCTTAGTAACCTTTTTCTTCTGAGTAACTAGCTTTCCTTTAGGACCACATGTAAACTTTTTCAATGTACGGCCTTTTTTCTGTAACATGGATTTCACACAGATTGCAATCGCACCCTGTTCTGAGATACCACGAGCTTTTACCGCTTTAATACATTTACAAAATCGATTCTTTTGTGTCACCATTGCTAACTAGCACGGGAATTTTGCTTCCACATGGTTTTGCAGTTAACACATTTATACATCCAAACAAGTTCGTCTGAGTTGAGTTCAATTGCAACTACATCAGGATCTGGGCCGTTCTTTTCATGTGAACGGCATTCTTTGTTGGGACAGACGATATTTGTCAGATGGTCTAGAGTACGATCGTATTCGATATAGTCATTCACTGCAAGTGACGATGTCTTATCTTGCTGTAGAATGTGTTCATACACTACTGGATTCTTACCCGTGATTTCACGTTTGTATGTACATTCTGGCTTGTGACACTTTTCGTATGCAACATTCTTTCCATCTACAACCTCTTCCTCGATTTGATATAGACAGCTACGGCACGAAGGACAGAACTTTAGAGGCATTCTTGCTTTGTATAACAGGATTCATTCTCAATACGTTTTTTATATTCGTTCAAAATGGATTGGTTGAAGGAAAATAATCCGAGTTCAACATACGATGGCGTCAAAAGGTGGTCTACGTGAATTTCTTGAGAACCATAAGGCTGACGGGGTTTGGACTCACACGTCGCTAGCCGGTGGTAAATATTTCGTTGGTGAAGATGCTATTACCCAATTTTATGAGCTATATGCGGAAGCAATTCTTGATCAAGATAAACAGTATCTAACTGAACGTTCGACCGATATTGGCCCACTTCGCATCGATTTTGATTTCATTTACCCGGCCGACATCAAGAATCATCTTCATACACAGGAACAAGTCGTGAAATTTACGTCCGAGTATCTGAAGATGATGGGTGAATATTTGGAGCTTCCTGATAACTTTGATGTTTATGTGATGGAGAAACGCAAGCCTACATTTGACTCGAAAAATAATCGCATGAAGTCCGGTATCCATATGGTCGTACCTGCAGTATGTAGTCACAAGTTCGTAGAGCAGCGTGTACGACGTGCACTTGTGAAGCGTATGGATGAATTCTTTCCAGGACTTCCTCTCAATGAACCGTGGGAGAAGGTATATGACGAGGCAGTTGTGAATCGTTCTGGTCCTTGGACTATGTATGGGTCACGCAAGAATGATCCAAATGCTCTACCGTATCTTACTGCATATATTCTAGACTGTTCGAAGAATGAAATCAAAATTAAGAATGATGTTCCTCAAATTTCTCTAGATCTTCTCAAGACTCTTTCTCTTCGTCGCGATGATAAAGATGAGACTCCAATGACGGAGGAAGGTAAGAAGCTTTATGAGGGAATTAAAGAACAACCTCAAGTACGTATTTCAGGTGGACGTGCTGTAACTCCTGGACGCGGACGTCCAGCAGTTCGTGGTGAGAAAACGAACTCTCGTGCTTCTTCGCCCAACGGTCGTATCTTTGTAATGTTGGATCCCGATCGCAAGGACTACCTCAAGAAGCACGTGATGAATTTGAACGTCTCACGTTGTGAAGGATATGAACAGTGGGTACAGGTTGCAATCTGTCTTCACAATATTCACCCCGATCTTCTAGATGTCTTTCTAGATTTCAGCTCACAGGACGAGAAGAAGTACAATGAAGCAGACTGTATTCAGAAGTGGAATGGTCTGACTTTTCGTAATGACGGAGATCGTCTTGGAGAAGGAACTCTTCGTTATTGGTCTCGTGAAGATGATCGCACTGGGTATGACGAAATTGAGTCGCATAATGTAGAACGTCTAGTTCTTGCCGCTTGCTCTCAAACGGAACACGATGCCGCATGTGTAATTCATGCAAAGTTCCGCGATAACTACAAATGTTCTGATTTCCGTAATAACGTTTGGTACCGTTGGTCAGGTCATATTTGGAAAGAGAATGACTCCGGTGTAGATCTACTACTCAAGCTTTCAAAGCAGATTGCAACTTTGTTCTTCGATCGTATGACCAAGACTAATGTAGAAATGAATAATCGTGGTCTTACAGAATGTGCGGGAGAAGGAAAGACGGATTGTGGTGTTTGCGAATACTGTAAGCTCGATAATCAGCGTAACGGTCTTAATAAGGTATTCATGAACTTGAAGAAGACCGGATTCAAAGCAAACGTTATGAAGGAGTGCAAGGAGTTGTTCTTTGACGAAGACTTTACAAAGAAAGTAGATGCAAATAAGGATTTGATTGCATTCAATAATGGTGTATTCGATTTGGTAAAGATGGAACTTCGCGATGGAAAGCCCGAAGATTATATCTCATTCTCAACTGAAATTGATTACGATTCCGATAAGCCGTATTATGAATATGCTGTTTGGCCCGCAATTGATAAGTTCATCAAACAGGTTCTACCTGATATCGAAGTACGAGAGTATTTTATGAAGCATTTGGCAACTTGTTTGATTGGTGGTAATCCGGCTCAGAAGTTTCACATTCTGACCGGTTCTGGTTCTAACGGTAAGTCAATGATTATGAATTTGCTTTCAAAGGCTCTTGGTGATTATGCGTGTACTGTTCCAATCTCTTTGTTTACTCAGAAGCGTAAGGGGTCTGGTTCAGCTGCTCCGGAAGTCATTCGTCTCAAGGGTCGTCGTTTCGTAACCATGCAGGAACCAGATGAGGCAATTGCACTCAACACTGGACTCATGAAGGAAATTACATCTGGAGAGAAGATGTATGCACGTGATCTGTTCAAGTCAGGTTGTGAGTTTGAGGTTCTTGCTAAGTTTCACCTTGCATGTAACGATAAGCCGAAGATCAATACGACAGATGGAGGTACTTGGCGTCGTCTGATGGTAATCAACTTTGTATCGAAATTTGTTGTAACGCCTCATGCGGCAAATGAGTTTCCGCTTGATGAGTCAATTCAGAACCTAGTTAACTCAAAGGATTGGGCAACTCCATTTCTGAACTATATGGTTACAATTCTGAAGGAAGAGAAGGGTCTGCGTAAGCTTGCTGCACCGGCAAAGGTCATGGAATATACATCTGATTATCGTAACGAGAACGATGGTATTGCACGATTCCTTGCAGAGAAGATCTCTCCTCTGGTGGAAGGTGAAGAACCTATTAGTGTTGACAAGGCTACACTTAAACGCGTATTTAAGCAGTGGAAGGAAGAGAGTGATCAACGTTTGTTGACCCCTCTCGACATGGAGAAGCGTATTGTGAGTTTGTATGGCGCATGTCCAAAGGGAGGCTGGGTGAACTTCAAATTGGATATTTAGACATATGTGGATCTCAAATAGACACTTTATTCGTCAGCATGAACTATATATGCCGGAATAGTTCGTTTGTGTTCTAAATAGGTAGCAACAATGCGATGAGCACCATCCAGCAAAGTATAGGTTCCCTTTTTCAATACGATCCATATGGGCTCTGTATCGCCTTGTTCCCGTATTACTCGCCTATGGTGTACAACCGAATCCAAATCTGCTTGCCCTCTAGGACGGTCTTCTTTGGGATATGGATTGCTGGAAAGACGCTTTGTGTTAAAATTATCTACGGTTTTTAGTTGGGACAATGGGAACTTTGCGTAACTACTATGAAAAATATGGCAATACGCTGAGGATTTTCTCGATGTAAATAGTTTCAGAGTTACAGATGTATCCACTGAATCTTGTATTATATTTATTAGATCCATTCTACATATAGTATAGATTTAAAATGCAAATTGGTCTAAATTAATGCTTGCGGTGAGCACGGCGAGTCTTGCGACCCTTACGTGCCTTGCGCGTGCGACGGCGACCGCCTGTTATATTTGTATTAGGGGCCTCAGGGGCAGCTCCAGTGACTTTTGTAACAGCTGTATCGGAAAGAAGAGGCTGAGCAGCTTTGGGTGTTACAGCATCTTTTACACCTTGAAATTTACTAGCAAACCAGCCACTCCATGTTCCATCTGACATTCTTATTTATAAACACCACTTTTTACTTACGAGACACTAGGGGAGCATATGTACGGATATACGGAAGCACTAGGCTTACGAGGAAAAGAGCAACTACTAGGTGGACTGTGGCAGCAAGCGCGTCGCCAACCGGTAGAGTAAACGGACCAGCCTGGACTGTGAACGTGCTGATTGACTTCTGAGCGCCCGGGAATAGCGGGGCAAATAGCGGCGTGACTAGATCACGAGATAACGCCTTAAAGAAGTCAACGAACGTCAGACCGATATAAACGGCAAGTGAAAGTGTGAGTAGATCTGACATTTTACAATTACAGTTAGAAACTTTTTCACGGTAAGAAGTAGTTATGGACACTCGTTATTGGGGTCCTTCTGGATGGCAATTATTTCATCTGATCGCGTTCAAATCGAAACATCCCGAAGATGTTTTGCTTCAGATGAAAGATATTCTACCCTGTAAGTTTTGTCGTGCTAGCACTACAGAGTTTGTTCACACACATCATTTGCGAGGTGATCCTGCAAGATGGTTGTATGAAATTCATAACATGGTGAATCATAAGTTACGGTCTCAATGCAAGGATGACCCGAATGTGATCAATCCAGGTGAAGATCCTTCCTTTGAATCTGTCAAGGATCATTACATGAAATTGAAACCAACTGAGATACCTGGTCGTGATTTTTTATTTTCAATTGCGATCAACTATCCGGATAAGCCTGAACAAGAGGATATGGCTAGACAGAGAGTATTTATGGAAAAATTGAGTGTTGAATTTCCATTTTATTCGTTTGAACAATATGTAAAACGTCATCCAGTTGAACTTCAAAGCAAAAAAACTTACTTGAAGTGGATGTACGGGCTTTTAAAATTTTTAGCTCCTAAGTTTCACACAACGCTTCCTTCGTTCAAAGGATATGTAATGCGAGGAATGTATTATAAAAGTGGATGTAGTAAGAAGACATATCGTGGAAAAACATGTCGTAAAACTGCAACTGGACATTATACCAAAGCTCGTGACAATCGTAAAACACAGAAAGTGTCCCACTCATCGTTGCTTCGTCTTTAGAGATTTACGCTTTTCAGATTGAATTTTTTCTACATTTCGAATATGTTTTGAACTGTAAGGACCGCCTTTCTTTTCTTTGTCGGTCTTTTTAGTTTCACGTCGTGTAAGAGGAGGATCCATTTATTTTATGCTTACTTAATTGTGTGTTTAAATATTCGTTTTCGATTGTCAAGATTTACTAATGGAAATTACTAACTATTTAACTGAATGTATTGAAAAGAATGTACCCGTTTCCTTTTCAAAATATGGTGATGGAGAAGCATGTTGTGTTAGTGGAAATGGCAATGAAAACTGTGATCGTGATCCAATGACACCTAAATTAAGAACTAAATTAAAAGAATCATTTGTGTACATGGTTGATACTGCAGAAAACGCATACTTAGGACTATGGCATGATACGTCTGTTATTGATTTTTGGAAACAGTTTGTTACAAAAGAAATCAAATGGGCAAAATATCATACCATGTTGATTGACAATGATCTCAACGAAAAATCAGATTCTTTTTATGCTAAAATGAAATTATATAAAACCATCAAACTATCACCATTAAAAAAGATTATGGTTTGCAATCCCCTTATGATTAAAGCTAAGCCATTATTGAATATAGATTATATGATTCATGTTCCACTCTATAACTGGTTTGATACGCAACTGGAAAGTATTATAATAAAAATTAAAAATATTGCAAAAGATGAACCGTTTATCGTTCTAACGTCTTGTGGGATGGGTGCAAAAGTTTTAATTTGTGAATTAACGAAAATACTACCACATGGAATTTTTTTAGACGTAGGATCTGCATTAGATCTACTATGTACAAAAAAGGATTCACGTGGAAGAGAATATTCATACAATATGATGTTTGAGGAATTTAAAAAGCAAGATATGATACCAAATACATGGGATCACCCTATGTATGACTATATTTATAAAACAGCATCTACATCTTTGGGAGTTCATTTCTAGCTACGATTAGAATGTCATCATAACGACCCTTGATATGACGCACATCATATACAACTACATTCTTCTGCATATCTGCAGGAAGACATGATAGAATTGAAGGTATCCAATCAGACGACTGAATATCTTCGATTACTAGAATTCCTCCAGGTTTAAGAAGCTTTGAACACATAGACGCAAAATCCTTCATTGACTGATGCGTATGGGGACCGTCGTCAATTACAATGTCAAACGTGTTATGTCCTAAACTTTCAATAAAGACAGGATCATATGCATTCTGTGTAAAGAGCGATACTCTATGATTTGATGAAAAATCATAAAAAAGTTGAGGAGCTGGATCTACGCCAACAACTTCCGCATTTGGAAAATATCTAGACCACAAATCAACCGATCCACCATGCAAAACACCTACCTCTAGAATACGTGTACATGACTCGCGAATAGGTGAGAATAGTGTTTCATAAATATCAAGATACGAATGGCATGTATTTTTGTCCGTATATCTATTATCTACAATGTTTTGCATTCTTAGTTAGTTGAGTAATCATCCATTCTTTAAATTACGAATCGGTATACGCAAAAAGTGTTAGTGAAACAATACTCATGCAAACTGCCAGCCAACGTAATCCTGCAATTGATTCGCCAAATACAAATACACCCTGTAACGTGACAATTACATCACTCATCAAGTTCCAAATTAAGTTAACAACCGTCATGTTTTCGTAGTTGAGCGCTTTTAGAAAGATGTAAGGCTGAGTAGCGTACACTATAGTTGCAAACGGAAACCCAAAACCATATGAAAGTGTACCTGTGTTTATCATCTTTACACTGCTCATCATGAAGATGTCAAGAATCGCCATGACAGTACCAAAAAAAATTGGAAGCATCGAAAACTTTCCGATCTTCCAATTTACACTTTTGATCCATGCGTCGACTATGTCTTTCATTACCCTTTATCCAAGGAAATTTACATAGAAGTCTCGCAGATAGAGCGGATCATCGTCTCCCTCATCTGGCATACGCATCTCAATCATCTTGACGACTCGCGTATCCTTGTTAAATCCACGCTTAAGAATGGTCACCATGTTTTGTCTGATGGTAGTCAGATCATCATTCTTGATGGCATCCAGCAGTACTCCGAGAGTAAAGTTCGCCATTTTAGATGTTGTTGATACCAATTATTCTGATTGTTCGTTATTCGTTTTGCGGTCTTGCTCGGCAAATCGAGACTTCATCGTTGTGTGGCGTTTTATGGAAACAATTCGCCCTGCACTGTTCTTCATAAGGTGATCTTTTGTTAAGCCACCACTCGTTTTCTCGGCCGTTCCATTAAACACTTTTCGGCGAGAACCAATACGCTGTGTTTTATTGTTTGGCATTCTGTATTACATCTTGCCAATACTTTAGTGTAAGTTTTTCTAGCTTGAATGTTTTTGATTGGAACTCTACAAGTCTCGCTTGCATTGTCTCTGATGTAATATCAGCCCATTCATTAACTATCCATACAGGTAGATCATCAAATAGTGGATTTAACCCAGATGTCTTTACGATCGGGTAACATCCCAAACACAGTGCTTCCCATGTACGATGGCAGTCTAAACCATTACCTTGAGGAGATACTACAAAAGCGTATTTCACCATATTTTTCCAACATACATCGCGAGTTGTTTTTACAGGTTCGTAAAACACTAAATCTTTAGGAATTGTCTTAAACGCATCAACTCGGTCGACTTGTCCATAACGAGTCGTCATCAAAAATTGAAAATTTGCATATGCTTTGCAACTACGAACTCCTGCTAAGTTTCTAATTGCAATTAGCTCAGATTCTTGAATAGACGGCATCTTTTTTATTCCCCACGAATGACGTTGAACAGGTGACCATGAAAATTGACTTGGTGATGGTGTAAGTGAGTGGTAATCAAGACCAATCGGAATGCGAACTAATTTTTCATAATCAGATACACAATTTTGTGCAAACCATTTTTTCAGAAGAGGATTCATAAGCAATACAAGTGAACATGATATGTCAGATGGAATCGTCAAATCAGAATTATTTGTTAATAGAATAAACGGTTTTGTTAACGTTGGCAATACTTCGCTTACAAATTTGGGCAAAGCCTGTGGACATACATGAAATATATCGTTGTCATTTGCATTAGCAAACCATACAGGATTGAGTCCTCCAAAATCAGAAACAGGTGTTGGGCTTCGTTTATCGCATGATTTCAATAGTCCAAATGATCCCACATACTTACACGACAGTTCATCCATTTAGAATATCATGATGTAAATAAATGCTAATCTTTGACACACGTGTTGATATGATAAAACAACTAGTTTCACAGGGCTCTATTGTGGCAGAAGTAGGTGTGTTTCGCGGTGATTTTATGAAGCAGTTGGTTTCGATTATAAATCCCACTACATTTTTTGCCATAGATCATTTTTCTGGAACTGTTGGTTCTGGAGATCAAGATGGAAATAACTTTATATACTGTAATTTAGATAAAGAGTATTTGAATCTAGTTACATATTTCAAATCAAATACAGGAATAAAATTTGCGAAGGGATACAGTAGCAATGTGCTGTCAACTTTTCCTGATAATTATTTTGATATGATTTATATTGATGCAGATCATTCGTACGCTGGCTGTAAAAAAGATTTAGAAATATCTTTTAATAAAATCAAACAAGATGGATGGATAATGGGTCACGACTATGATCAAAATTTTTCAAAGTCAAAAACCAAATATGATTTCGGAGTCAAACAAGCTGTAGATGAACTCTGTGCTCAACGTAATCAAGTAATCCATGCAATAGCAAATGATGGATGTATTTCGTATGCCATTAAGATTTCAAAATAATTTTATATCAGTATGTTTCTGACCCATCGTCGCATTTCACTGAGTTTTATATCAGCGGATCGATGTATCGAAAAATGAACAAGTTTATTTCTGTATTTTGCAGAATTCCAACTAAATTTGATTGGAACTGAATCAAAATTCATTATATAGTTAGAATTATTTATCACAGTTAAGTCTGTCAAATTACGCAAGTTGAAATATACATTCATAAATGACTGTTCATACCAATAATTAGTGGTTCCTGTGTGATTTTTAATTAATTCTAAAATATTGTCAAAATGTTCTTTCATGATGGGTGTATTTAAAAACCCAAAAATACCTGCATTCAATACGTAAATCTTGTTATCTTTGAAAAATGCAAGATCAGTGGGTGTGTAATTAAGTAAAGAATGATATACTTGCGTGTGCCAAGATAAATCATTTCCTTGCTCGGCATATGAGTATAGTTTATTAGTGGTAATATTACTAAAAATTGAGTCTAAATTTATGTCTACAAATATGTCTGAATCAATAAAAAGTACCTTTTCGTATTTTGAAATGTCGTATTTAAATATTTGAAGTTTTTTCATTGATGAATCCATTGCAGAGATCGAATCATCACATGCGACGATCTGAACATTCTTGAATCTTTTTGTACACTCGGAAACCATAGACGTATCTGCAATAATTAATATGTCAATTGTGTTATATCTTCGTAGACTATTTATTGATATCTCTAACATGTCGATATATTTGGAATTGTAACCGACTGTGTAATATACGAGATTCATTTGTATTTAAAACACAAATCTTTTGAAAACCTATTTCAAATCAAGGTCTGTAATCAGGATGTTGTGTATAACCCTCTTCAAGTAGAGCTTTGATTTTATCAAGTTTTTCTTGTAAAGACAATACTTTTGATCTAACACGTTCGTAATACAATCGTTTCTTATCTTTTTTGAATTCTACTGCAAAACCATCGCCGTGATTACCATTTGCTTTAATGTAGTAAACATGTTTTGGTAGTTCAGATATTCCATCTGGTAAAATTGCTTGACGTGGTTTCTTCTTCTGGTTTACATTTTGTTCTGTTTGGGTAGCAAGTCTTAAATTTTGCTTACGGTTATTTAGCCCATTGCGATCAATATGGTCAATAGATTGCTTTGTTCCTCTTCCCGGAAAATCAAAATTTTTCATAACAAAGTTATGAAGATAAAGTACTTTTCGAACATTATTAATTTTAATATCAGAACCAACATACTTACCATCTGTGACTAGATGCCAGTTTCTTGTTTTTACCTTTTCAATATCATCCTTGTCAATAAAGAATTTTACGTCATTTCCATTATATTTTGCAATACATTCTACGCAATCTTCTAGCTCTCTATAAACTAAAGGATTGGGTTTTCTTCCTAGCTTTGTTAATGTTTCACCTTCAATTACAATCGACATTTATTATGATTAATATACTATGGGGTATCTTTAAATCCATTTTGTAAATGTTACTAATTCGAGTAAGCAAGACCACCCATGCCGCTCATTACACGGAGCACGTTGTAGTTGAGCGCATAGACGCGGACCTGGGCCGTGCGGGCACCCGTAACCGTGTTGAGGGACACCGTGAGCTGTAGCGTAGCCTTGTCGATACGGGAGAAGTTGCACGTGCCAGACGGCTGGTGCTCCTCCGGACGGAGAGCAAAGCTGTAGATGTTGATACCCGTAGACGGCGTACGGCAGTGGTGCTGGAACGGCTGCACCTTGTCGAAGTACGCGCCCTCACGCTCAGTGAAGCGGTCCTGGCCGTTGAGCTGGAGCTTGGCAACCTCAACCGGGTTCTTGCCCTCGCAGCGGATACCAGAGTCAAGCACAACCTTCGCGAGGAGGTAGTTGACACCAGACTCGAACTCACCGGCACCCGTGATATCCTGCGTATCAGCACCAATGAGACTGGACTGCTCAGTCACACCCTGACCAAGAACAGCCGTCGCAATCTGGCCAGATGAGCTGGACACAGTTGCAGCGTTGCCGGCAGAACCGTTGGCCTGGGATAGGAGGGACATGATGATGCCATCCGTGCTGAAGTCATCAGAGTAGTTGAACGGCTGCGGGCCGCCAACTGACGCAACCCAGGCGGGGTTCGAGCAGTCGACGAATGAGTCGCGCTGGACGACCCACTGGAGCTCCTTGACCGGGTGATTGAAGTTGAGCTGGAGCTTGTTGCTTGAGCTCGTGATGCTCTCGGCACCCGTGTACTGCACCTGCTCGATGAGGTACTCGTGGCTCTGCTGGGCAAAGCGGCGACGCTCCTCCGTGTCTAGGTAGACATAGTCAACATAGAGGGAAGCAGCGGCGAGGGACTGGGCCGGGGCAGGCTGAGCATTGCCAACAGTCGTCTCGGCGTACTGGCAGTTCTGCCACGTCTCAAAGTCCACGTTGATACGGACCTCGTGGTACTGGAGCGCGATGAGCGGGATAGCAAGACCCGGGTTACGGCAGAACCAGAACTGGAGCGGGATGTAGAGCGTCTTCGCCGGGGTGCCCTGGCGGGGTACGCAGGAGATCGTCGTCTCAGAGGCAGAGCACGTCGCATCAAGCGCGAGGCCACCAGAACGCTTCATGAGAACTAGGTCGTGCGTGTTGCCGATGATTGAGTCAAGGGCGCGAACTGAGCCAGCCTCAACCGTGAGCTGGGTCCAGATCTGCATCCAGTCGCCGTACTGGCGGTCAATGCGCTGGCCACCGATCTCGAGCTCAACCTGCTTGAGGAGACGGTGACCGATGTAGTTGAGCCAGCGGAAACCACCGAAAGACGCACCTAGCGTACCAGAGCTGGTACCAGTTAGGCTGACCTGCGGGAGAACGACCTGCACGTACGTCTTGTACATTAGG